CACTTCGTAGTTCACATCGCCCTGCGTGTCGCGCATGAAGCGCACCTGCTGGCAGTGCTGGGCCACCACGTGGATCGAGGAGGCCGGTCCATCGTAAGCAGCATGCCCTGCGAGCGCGGTACTGGAGGCCGGCGCCTGCTTGATGTAACTGGGCACAAGCTGCTCACCAAAGCCACCGAAGGTGCTAACTTCCTGACGACGCGCCGATTGTAGCGCAGTTGCAAAATCTTTTGGGTCGATCGCACCGCCACCCTCGAACACCACTTTCACGGGGCGCGGGTTGGCCGGGTCCTTGCGGTTGAAGGTGCCCGGGGGGCGCAGGATCGAGGCGATGTCGGCGGTGCGGGTCAGGTCCTGCAGCACGCCATGCTGCTTGAGCACCGCCTTGAAGACGTCTGCCACGGCCTTCCAGGCAGCCGGCGCGATGTCGCGTGTGAGCGGCCAGTAGCAGTGCAGGCCACCGCCGGACGAGACGACGATCGGGTAGGGCAGCTTCACGGCATCACAGAACGCGACCACCGCGTTCTTCGCCTCGTTCTTGGTGGCATACCCCTTGGGCGGCACCGCGGCGGCCTTGTCGGCCCCGCAGTCGATGTCGATCCAGAACGACTTCACGCGATCGAGGTTCTCGGCCACGCGGTAGAACTTCTTCATCTCGCCCGGTTTCTTCGGATCGGGCAGGGACACGAACGCCTCCTTGTAGGAGGCGCACGCGTGATACACCACGTTCTCACCCTTGCTGTCCATCGCGAGCACGGCCTGCGTGAAGCTCTCGACGTTCGGGTAGATCGCGTGGTACGGGAAGGGCGTGTTGCCCTTGAAGTGCGCGAGGTAGTAGCGGCGGCCTTCGGGCAGGATCGCTCTGAAAAACTGCAGCGTATCCATGTCAGCCCCCAAGGATGATGCGGCGCTCGCGCGCCTCCGCCCCCGCCTTGATTGTGCGGTCCAGGTGCTCGACCACCACCGTCACCATTTCCTTGCATTGGATCGGACCTTTCGCCGTCTCGACGATGATGCGGCCGATCAGTTCCCCGAGCCCGATAATCACCTCGCCGTCGTTGAAGCCCCTGCCCGCCAGTGCGGTGTTGGTCTCAACGATGACGCCAGCGACCTTATTCTTGTCGATGTGGTACGTCATACATTTTCCTGAGTAAACGAGTGAAAGCCCACCCCGAAGGGCGGGCCAACCTACTCACAAACGGGGGATCAGTCGTCGAACGAGATCTGCGACAGGTCGGGGATGCCGTCCACTTCGATCGCTGCCGGCTCCGGCTCCTGCTCCGCGGCCTTCGGTTCGGCCTTCGGCTTGGCAGCCTTCGTGACCTTCGGCGCATCGGCGATCGGCTCGCCTGCCTCACCCGCCTTGATCGCGCCCTGCACCTCGTCGACCGTGACGGTCTTCTCGGTGGAGACCTCGACCTTCGGCTTGGCCTTCGGGGCCGCCGCGGCGGGCGCGTCGTCACCCTCGAGCTCCGGCACGAACGCGGTGCCGAGGATGCTCTCGACCAGATCCGACGCGCCGATCTCGCGCGCTTCCGCGAACTGCTCTTCGTCGAGGAAGCCCACCGGTGCGAACTGAATCCGCGGCGTGGCTTCTTCCGGGTCGAACTTCATCTTCGTGACCACGGCCTCGAGCGGCACGCCGCGCTTGGCCAGCATCTCGCCATACTCACCAGCTGCCTTGATCGACGCGGGCGGGATACGGATCAGGTGCGGATCGTTCAGCCGGTCGGGCGTGGCAACGGCGAGCCGGATCGTGTCCTGGCACGCCTTGCCCTTCGTTGCGGTCCCTTTATCGTTGATCGCCGAGCCCCACTGATTATGCTTGCAGATCGCGCAATTCTTGGCCTGCGGGGATTCGGATTCGGGGTCAGGGCGCTCGCTGTCGCGGCTGAAGCAGTCCGGCTTCTTGCCTTCCTCGCCGTCGGTGTAGCCCGACGCGTACCAGACCTTCGACTTCTTCGGGTTCGCCTTCAGGATCACCACGTCGATCGAGGTGGCCGGGGACTCCGGGTCCTTCGGGTTCGGGATCACGAACTTCTCGCCGCCGCGCTTGATGCTCCAGACCTTGCCCTTGATCGAGATCACCGGGAAGGTGATGGCGTGGTGGGCGGCCAGCGAGTTGCTGACGTCGGAGGCGAAGGACTTCAGATACGCCGGGACATTTTTACCGGTGGTATCGAAAGGAATAATGTTTGCCATTACTGGATTTCTCCGTGGGGGTTCGTGTAGGGTACGTCAGTTAATGCCGGTTAGCAAGTTGCCGATATAACCGTATTAGGAAATAAGCGCGAGGAAGGCCAGCGCGAGCGCCAGCATCGGGCAATCAGACAGAATCGCGACCATCGCGGCGACCGCGAAGAACACGCTCACTATGACCTCCTCACGTTGACCACACGCTCCTCGCTCCAGTTGACACCTGGGGGCAGATCAGCGTGCTCGTCGCGGTACTGCTCGATCGCGGTCTTGGCGGCCCGCACCTCCATCAACGGCCACTCGCCGGTGCGCTTGACGAACTCCAGAAAGCTCTCCTTGTCGGCCACCGACGCGCTGGTGCGGGTCGCCACGTAGGCGGTACCCTTCTCGGTCCTGGCCGACTCGAGGCCGGCGGAGTCGAAGGTCTTCAGCAGCACCAGCTCGATCTGGTCCATCGCGTCGGCGATCGGCTTCAGCTTCTCGTCGAACTCCTTCTTCATGGCGGCTTTCTTGTCCCGCAACATGATGTACTTGTCAACAACTTCGTTCAGTTTCATGACTTCTCCGGGGGATGTTAGTTAGTGGTCTTCGGACACCTAACAACACGCCGGTGATGTTCCTTACGTACAACGGTTAGAGGTTATTCGGACATGACTTCCTGTTCTTCCAGCAGGTCGAGCAGAATGCCCTGCATCTTTCCCTTCTTGCCGAGTCGGTCGTAAATGCGCCGCTCGACCTTCGATGCTGCGATGTGCACGATCACGGTGGTGCGGGTTTGACCTGGGCGGCGCACCCGTGCGTTGGCTTGCACGTAGGTGTCGTTGCTGTTGGTCGGCGCGTACCAGACGATCGTGGTGGCGGCCGTGAGCGTGGTGCCGTGGCTCATGGTGCCCGGGTTGGCGACGATCACGTGCAGCGGGTCCTGCTTGTCCTGAAAGCGACGGAAGATCTCGTCACGCTCATGCTTCGGCGTGGCACCGGTAATGACTGCCACTTCCCAATGTTTGGACAGCTCACCTGCGATGTGGTGGATCACGCCCGTCAGCGGGGCGAACACCAGCACCTTGCCCTCGCTGCCTTCCACGATCTCGGTCAGCTCGCTGATGCGCGGCCCCACCGGCAGCGTCACGTTCTCGCCGGCCGCGTCATAGGCCACGCCGCAGGCAATCTGCACCAGCTTATTGGCCTTGACCGCCTCGTTGACCGCGGTGATCTCGCCGCCGGCGTACTCGGCCGCCAGCTTCTTCACCATGTCGTTGTAGGCTTTGTTCTGCTCCGGCGTCATCTCGACGTCACGGTACTCGATCATCTGTTCAGGCAGATCCACGCACTCGTCGAGCGAGAAGCGGATCGACGGCTGCATCGCCTGCTGCACGACCTCCAGCGCGTTATCTCGTGGCACCCACGAGTAGGGACCGGTCTGCCGCATCACCCGGTCGCGGAACGCACTGAAATACTTCGGCACGCACGGGTTGGTCGGCACGATCAGTTTGCACTGCGCCCAGGCATCGGTCGGCGCGTTCGGGATCGGCGCACCCGTGAGTCCCCAAGCCTTGCGGGGCTTCTGCTTGTTGATGACTTCGTTGAGCACCTTCCAGCGGTCGGTGCTTTGGTTGCGCGCCATCGCGGACTCATCGAACACCACCAGATCGATGTCCTGACGGTTCTTGAGCTCGAGCGCAACGGTCTTCAGTCCATCTATGTTTATGACGTACACGTCGGCCTTCTGCGCGAGCAGCTTCTTGCGGCGCGCGGCCGTGCCATACAGCACGCTGCAGCTCAGGTGCGGGAAGTTGCGAAACACCGCATCGGCCCACGTCCGTTCAAGCGTCGAAAGCGGCGCTACCACTAGCATACGTTTAACTGCCTTGACGCTGCGCAGGTAGTCGTACGCCCACAGCGCGGTGTTCGTCTTGCCGGTGCCCATGCTGTTCAGGCAGAACAGTCGGTGATGCAGCGACATGAACGTGGCGGTCTTGCGCTGCACGTCGAACGGCTTGTTGACCCCGGGCCAGTCATAGTAGAGCGGCATCGGGTCCGGCACTTCAAAGCCCAAGTTACGCAGCACACGTGTTTCGTCCGGCCGGTGTGGTACTGCCACCAGCACTTCCCCTTGATGCTTGACGATCTTCGCCGTCGGGATGACTTCGGTGATGCGCTGCGGGTTCTTCAAGCGAAACAGAACCGCTTTTTTTTCTTTATAAATTAGAGGCATTACTTTCCCTCTTAACCCGGATTGTATGAACCCTTGCCGGTTTTGCCCTTGCGCCAACCGCGGTTGTCCTTCACGTCGCGAACCCGAAGGTTGCCGGAAGTGTTACCGCCACCGCTGTCCAGCGGTTTCTTGTGGTCGACGTCCTTGCCATCACCCTTATGGACAAGACCCTTCTTTTCCAACTCAGCCCTCGCCTGATTGCGCATCATTCTCTTTTTGACCTGCTCAGGACGCGCCTCGTAGGCGGTATCATACGCCTTCTTTGCTGCACTCGACTTCATTTTCTGACTCCGGTGATGACTTGCGAATTCACCTCCAACTTGATACGCATCACGTCGGGATCGATGTCCAGCAGTTCACAGATCCACTCGAACGACTTCACTTCTCTGGAGGTGCTTAGGAACCAGCTCTGCAGCCGGACCGGGTTGAAGCCGTACGCGCTGCCCGGGGCCGGGACCTTGTCGCGCTTGACTGAACCATAGTCACGTACCGCCTGCAGCAGCACCGCGGCCCACAGGCGGCGGCAGCGGAATGTCTGTGAGTCGCCTTCGGCCGACTCGATCTCGGTGTCGATCGTGGCTTGGCTCATCGCTGCTGCCTCTCCCAGTCGTCCCGGCACCGGGAGTCACACCATCGCCGCGGCACCGCGCTGTCCTGCTCGAGCGGCTCGTCACAGCACAGGCAGTGGGTAGCACCTACGATCGGTTTGTTAGCACGTTTGGCCATGCTTTCGGCCGCTGAGCGTAGGATCTCAGCGACCTCGTTACCATCATCTACTGGATCAGGCATCCCTCGACCTCATTGTTAGTCAGTTCCCCGAATACTTCTTCCTCGAACCATGCCACCAACTTACTAACATCATCGATCACCAGCACAATACCACCAGCGGCACGGATCTCCCCGTGCCGTTTGAGCTGGTTGGGGGTAGGTTCTTCACCGGGGCGCTTCGCCTCGATGTCAAACCGGGTCCCGACAAAGCGCCCGATGTTCAGGGCGCCTACGAAATCGGGTATTCCATGTACACCCATGCCGTTCGCGACCGGCATGTAATACGTCCCAATGACATTGGCGGGCTGCTCCGTGCCAGCCCGCCAAAATCCGATCGAATCGAGGTACTTCTTGATGGCTGCCTTGACCTTACCCTCAGGTGTAGCTGCCATGCGGTTGATCCTCCGTTTGTGTGGGTTCGACTGCCGCTTCTTCTTGCAACTCGTTGATCAGGTCCAGTGCCAGGGTAAGGCGCTGCGCCAGCTCAACTTCCAGTGAGGTTGCACCCTCTCTCAGGGATGCGAACTGCACCAATTCGTCCGTGGTCAAGGACGAATACTCAGTGACTTGCATTTGTTATGCCTTTGTCTTGTAGTGCTCGCAATCAGTAACAGGGCACCAGCCGTTACACAGCCCACTTGGCCGCGCCGGCCACGCGTCCTTCTCGTACGCCAGCTCGAGTCGCCGCACCCTGGGGATGAA